TAAACGGGATGCCGTTCTGAGTCGCCTTGCCGAAACGGACGTGTCCGACCGGCTGATCATGCTGGTGCTGCCAGAGCAGCGGAATCTCGGCGGCGAACTTCGCGCCGAGCGGCTCGACCACATCGCCCATCCGGTCGGTGCTGGGCGTGGTGGCGATGCCGGTGATGACGCGATCGCCATCGTTCACCGACTTGACGTCGATGACGCTGAACATACGGTCCATCAGGACCTCCCTAAGAGGATTGTGGGTCTCTTCTTCCGCACGCCCGTCGGGTTGCGGCTCATCAACATGGCTGCGTTGAACAGTGCGACGAGCGGGTCGATCTTGGCCCGGCCGGCCGTCTGCTTCGTGATCAGGACAGCGCCGCCGCGGACCTCCGCTTTGGCGTTGCCGACACACCAGTCCATCATCGGCTGGTCGGCGTGGATGAGCGTCCGCTTGCTCAGTTTCAGTTCCAGCCCCCACGTGGCGGGGGAAAGGGCGGTTCCCTGTTTGATGGCCGCCAGAACCTCGCCCTCGATGCCGAGAGCCGCCAGTTCGTCGACCAGATCGGCCACGCCGTAAGGATCGAGGCCCACGCCGTGCTTCTCGGGCAGGAGGCCGGCTTCCTTTATGCGCAGAATGTAGGCGGCGGCTTCTCGGCCTGGCTGCTCCGCGTCATCGACGATCACCAGATCGCCGTCTTGCGAGAAGTCGAGCAGCCGTTCCGCGATGTCCTTCCGGGTCGTCAGAACCCGCTCATGAGCCCAAGCCCGACACCACGACAGCCACTGCCGGCTTTCCTTGCAGCGCCCGATGACGCCGAGGCCGAAAAGGTCGTCCAGCCCGCCGCCGTCGATGCCTGCCGTCGCCACGTCGCAGCGAAGCAGAATCTCCTCGAACGTCAGGACCGGCTCGGCGGCGGCCTTCCAATAGTCGGCGCCAGCCCAACGATCCCCGCCGAGAGCGAGGCCAATCTCCACGTTCAGGTGCTGGGAAGCCCAGCGCTGTTCCTCTTCGTCGCCCTTGTCGAGGGCGGCCTGATAGTCCGCGATCAGACGCGGCAGGGTGATGGACCGACCGAGGTTCGGCAGCACCATTGGCCAGTTGGCCGGGTCTTTCCACGGCTTGGCCGGATCAACCTGCATTGCGTGGGGGAACTCGTACAGGAGCGGGAGCATCCGCCCGTCCTTGATGATCCCGTCCCGGACCCTTCGCGCGTAGGACAGCTCGGCTTTGAACGGTCCCGCCGGCGGCTGGTCCGACTGTGTCGTGATGATGATCAGGACCGCTTCCGGGTTCGGGAGGAGTCCGCCCCGGATCTGGCCGATGATCCGACCGGCTCCGTTCATGGCGCCCATCAGGTGCAGCTCGTCGAGCAGGACGAACGCGGGCTTGGACCCGGTCATCACCTTGGTGTCGAATGTCTTGACCTTCAGCTTCGCGCCGGTGACGCGGTCCTTGATGGTCTTGATGTGCTCCTGGACCTGAAACCGCTTGGCGAGGAAGCCCTCTTCGTCGGCCTCGATCATGCCCGCCGTTTGCTGGAAGGCCAGATCGGCCACCTCCTGCGTCGGGCCGACGTAGATGAACTCGGCCCGCGGCCGTTTATTCATCAGCAGGGCGGTGAGCGCGATCCCGGCGCCGCCTGTTGTCTTCGAGTTCTTCTTCGGCACCATGCAGAAGACTTCCGGGACCATCCGGACGTCCTCGACGAGCGAACCGAAGATCGCCCGCACGATATCGCGCTGCCACTCGCCGGCCGCCTCGGCCATGGCGGGCTGGCCCGGAACATCCGGCAGCCGCAGCATGTTGAAAATCCCGACGGCCCTTTCGGCCTCAGCCGGGTTGAGGGGCAGATCGGGGACGAGCGAGCGCCCTGCCCTCAGCCGCTCTTCCCAGTCAGGCTGAGCGAAGTTCCATTCTACTGGATCAGGCCGGACCATCGGCCATCCTCATGGGCGCCGGCGGCGTCGGCCTGGGCCTGGTCCTTCTTCCCGAGTTTGGTCGCAGCAGCGACGCCGGTCGGGCGGCCCCGAGGTTTCTGCGGGGTGGCCCCGATCGTCTCCAGCATCTTGTTCTGAGCGGGGACGCTGCCGCCGAGTGCGGATCGGTACCGGGCCATCATGACCTCGGCCGTGACCTTCGCCGAGCCGACCTCGATGTCCAAAGAATAGTGTTTCGTCAGAGTGGGGACCGAGATACCAATGGCCTCCGCGATGGCGGCGTCCGACATGCCTCCGGCCTTGAGAACACGGACCTTTTCCCGGTTTTCCTCGCTCGGTTCGTGCTCAGGCCTGCCGCGACCCTTTTTTTCGGTCATCGCCAACTTCCTGATTTATCGAAGAAAAAAATCTGCGCGTGGTGGGGGCGCGGGTAGGCGGCGGAGACGGTTCTCGACCTCGACCCTCCCCCCCCGGGGTCTGGTCAGAGCGGTGTCAGGCTGTCCTCGCGCTCTCGATCGAGTCGTTCGATGCCGGCAGGGGTGGCTATCACCACTGCGTCGAACGCATCCCAGTCGAAGGCCAGGCCCACATAGCTGGCCGAGTGGAGGGCTCCGAGGTAGGGCCGCAGGCTCTTGCTCAGGCTCCTCACCGGCATCGGCTCCTTGCAGGACCGGAGCAGCATGCGGTGGCCTTCGAGCAGTTCGATCTCGGGCATGTTCGCTCCTCAGTTCGGCCTGCGCCGCTCTCTGCGTCTCGGCATCCATGTGACGAGAGCCGGTCGAACGCCGAGTATCCAGTTGACGTGTCGCGAGACCATGGCGTCGGTCATCCGAAGGCTGGCCCGGAGTTCGGACAGATACTCCTCGGTGCCCATCCCTGGACGCTTACGGTCCATGATCAGGGCTGCTCGCTCCTTGCCCCATGCGCGCTCAACGAACGACGACAGTGGCGGGACGGCGCGACGCCGGGGTGGATGGAAGCCGTCGTCCCTCATCGTTGTCTCAGTCCCACTGGCCGCGATGATGAAGGCTGGCCTGCTCCTCGCGCTGGATCAGGGTGTCGTGGACTTCCTTGGTCACGGTCTCGATGTTGTCCTCGTCCCAGAACAGGGCGGGGTTGCCGCGGTGCGGAACCTTATGGTTCGCGGTCGGGCTATCGGGGGCCGGGTGGGTGCCGGCACACAGGGCGCCGGTCCTCTGGCAGGTGTAGTTGTCCCGGACGAAGACCTTGAGGCGGAGCGCCTGCCATCGGGCGGTGGAGTACCAAGCCCGCCAATGGGCGGTGTTCCTGTTCCTCTTCGGGGCGACACCCTGAACAGGCGGGCGACCGATGCGGGATGGGGCGGCCTTGATCCGACCGGGTAGGCTACTGAGCCGAGGCGCCATCGGCCTGGCTGACGCTCATGCGGCCGGGACGGAAGGTGAGCCACCCGTCCTTGGGCTCCGTCTCGATCACCTCACGGATCCAGATCAGTTTGCCCGCGATCTCGGCCAGGCGTTCGGACGTGGCGAATGATGGGCGCCAGCCGAGGCGCAGCAACAGGTTCACCGCGGCGATGAAGGCGACGCACCAGCGAGTGTTGGCCTTCAGGGCGACGATGATCCGGGTGCGGGGTCGGGTCTGGGCCATGCCGTCTCCTCACTGCGGATTTCCGCACTCACCGGAAAAGCGGCAAATCTGCCGGTTTAATCGCGGCGGAATTGAAAAAGCCCTCACGCGGAAGGCGGAGGGCTGTGTGCGTCGCTGCTAGGGCAGGTTGAACTTTCGGAACTTTTGTCTGCGTATTTGCCCTGACAGTCAAGCCCTGCGCCGGCCGCGACCGCCCAGCGCGAGGAACTGGCGGTCCTTGGCCTTGTGGTTCTGGTTCACCGCTTCGTCGAGCAGCTTGCTGCGCTTCCAGAGATCGGCCTCGATTTCGATCCGCGTGCGCTCGCCCAAGCCAGCGACCACGACCTCCAGGGCCCAGTCGATCCGCTTCATGCACTTCAGCTCGGCCCCGTCCTCGCCGCGGATGTCGAACCCATCCTTCCGCCATGAGGTGATGTCGTCGTCGTCATCGTCATCGTCGACATAATCGCCGTCCCCGTAGAGGGCGTCCGAATACATGTAACTGGGGAGGCGGCAGCCCAGGGTCTCCCGGACCAGCGTCTCGATCATCCGTTCCAGATCGTGGTCGGTCTCCCTCGACGGGACCATCGCATTCAGTCGGATGCGGTTCTCGATCTCGGGGACGAGGGGCAAATCAAGGAGGCGGATCATTGCGGCGGGCCTGCGTCTTGTTCCTGAGACGTTCTCCTCCTCACCGACGAGTCGGTCAAGACCTGCGCCAGTTCTGCCCCACTTCGAGGGGCGGGTTTTTCGCGACCGCTCCGGTGCACCAGTCTACCCCCTTCCCCTACAGGGAAGGGGGGTGAGAACTGGAGCGCCCTCGGCCTGTGGTTCTGCTCCAGTTGCGCCACTCTGCTCCACTTGCTGTTTTCGAAGTGGAGCAGGGTCATCTGCGAGACCGAATTTGGCCCGTGTTTATGAACTCGGAACTGCTGGTCAGCATGTCGATCCGCGTCGCTCCAGCGCCATCGCCCACGGGGGTGTTCAGAGAATTCTCCTTCCACGTTCCCATAAGCCTACTGTGCTCCCGTCGTGCGATCTTGTAGGCGTCGGCTGGGGCCACCGCTCTTCCCTCAAGCAGTATCAGAAGGGTCGCGTTGATCAGATCGTCGCGAAGGTGCGGTGCATAACCCCGAGGGACCGTCCGGATGACTTGATCCAGTTGTTTTCCGACAAGGGCCGACCGTTTTCTGCTGCCCCCATTTTGCTTCCGGCGCGGGAACAGCCGAGTTTTCCACCGACTGAATGTGACGGGCCTGAGCCCGAAGGTCTCGGCCATATCGGCCGTGCTGGTTCCCAACTCGAAGAGGATTGAAAAGCACTGCTCGAAGGCCTGAATGCGCTCCTGCCGGGGTGCGTCCCGACCAGGAATGTTCAGTGCCAGATTGATAGCCCGGTCCGTCACTCCCGCCGCTTCGAGCTTCGAGATGTTCGCGACCACCAGCTCAATGTCGGCCCTGTGCCACTCTGCGTCTCGACGGCTCCGCTCCGCTGAGAGGTGGCGGCGCCAGCGAGGGCTGGGCAGCAAGTTGTCCAGCCGGCTGTCCGACATGTCGCCGTTCAGGTGCACGGGGTGGATCCGCGCCGTCAGCTCCTGCTCTCCGAACGCCGCGAGGACAACATTCGCGACCTGAAAGCACGCCTGCCCGTCGCGCATCGGCGATCGATACAATCGAACGCAACGCCGGCCCTTCGGTGTCACGAGCAGACGGGCGGCCACCCCGCCTAGTGATCGGAAACGCCCGCGATCGGAGACCTTGTAGTCCCAGCCCGGAACCTTTCTCCATCGTTCGCGGGCGGCCATTGTTACCCGCGTCTCTTGATCCGGACGGCCTCGTAGAGCGTCTCGCCAGTTTCCTCGTCCTGATAGATCCGGCGCTCAACCTCCCGGGGCCCAGCCAGCGCAGCCGGACGGGGATGCGCGAGATCGACGCGGGCGACCGTCTTGGGTTTCTCCATCGCCCGGGCCATCGCACGAAGGCCTCCGATAAGGATGTCTCGTTCCTCCTCAAAACGGGAATCCATGCGGCCAGCTTGTCGCTCCCAGAACCACCGGGGCCAGGTCTCGCGGATGCAGAAGTTGTCGACGGTCATCCGCTCGATGCTGGTCATGGCCGCGTTGAGGGAGCGCCAGCGCTGGTTGGCGTCCCTGGCGAACTCCTCGGCCTTCTCCGGGTCGGCAAGGCGGCCGAGGTCACGCATCGCGCTGTCCCAGATGAGGACGACCTCCTTGTCCGGCAGCAGGCTCAGCCGCATCCGGCGAACATCGCCGTCGGTCATGCTGGACCAGCGCTCGGCCAATTCGAGGGCAGCGCCGGTCGGGATGGTGTTGTCCCGCTGGGTCGCCGCTCCTGGCCCGCCGATGCCGGCGCGGGCGTGAACCGAGATGTAGGCCCGCCCGGCGCCGTACTCGACCTTGGAGAGCCAGCCGTTCGCATAGGAAGCGTCCAGCGGGCAGGTCGCCATCGTCGGGTCGGCGCAGATCGCCGCCCGCCGGTCCAGAACGCTCTGGTTCGGGGCGGCGCGTTTCAGTTTGCCAGACCGATAGCGGTCGCCGGGCTTGCGGGGGCGCCCGTTGCCCGTCGGTTCGGGGCGCTTTCCGCCGAGGGCAAGCGGGTGTTGCGGCTTCTCGTCGTCGGCCATCAGGCGGCTTCCCTCGTCTGGTAGTGGTCCGCCAGGCTATTGGCGGCTTGTCGCAGAAGCTGGTCCAGCTGCTCGACCGACTGGCCCGACGCGGTGGCCAACGCCTTCAGGGAGCGCCCGCGCACCATCACGAGATCGACTATGGCGATCTCTCTCGCCGGGACCGCCGCCTTCGCCTGCTGGAGCGACTGGCGAGCGTCGAGGCGCTTCTCGATATGGGTGGAAGCGACCGCGCGCTCAGCGTCCCGGCTGAACCGGCGCAGTGCCTCGGTCTGTTCCAGCGACAGGTTCATGCGACACCGCCGAGGCCAAATTTGTTCGGAAGGCCGTTATGGGCGTGTTTCGTCCTTGATCGGACGCTGGTGCGTGGCCCGCTCAGAAGACCCTCCCCAGTGGAGATATAGAAGGTACCCCTCAATTGCGGGGTTACTCTGGGATGCAATTGCGGGGCGACGATCAAGCTTTCCCTCCTGCGATGACCCTGCAATTGCGGGGCGACAACGGATGCAATTGCGGGGTTGCGTCCTGTTTTGTGGGCCGTGGCTTTCGGCGGTGATCGGCGGTCTGTTCCTTCAGCCACGCCTTGATCGCGGGGAGGTCGTTCCGGCCTTCGCGGTACAGGCGGTCAGCCATCCGCGACCAAGCGTGAGACGGCGGCATGGCGTCCGGGGTGCCGGGAAGGGTCGGGAGCCAGGTCAAGGCGTAGCGAGACTGGTCCCCGCCCGCGACCCGCGCGCCCTGCTTCGTCAGCTCCACAAAACCTGTCGCGTAGAGCTCGGCAAACCCCTTTCGGATGTCTGTGCTAGTGACGCCCCACGCCTCAAGCTGCAGGTACGTGGCGCCGAGGTTGCCGTTCTCTTTGCCACCGTGGCTGGCGTGTTCGAACAGCAGGAAATCGAGGATCCGACGCGCGTTGATGCCCAGCGAGCGGAAGGTCATCGACCCCATCATCGCCGTGGTCATCCACATCCACGATTGGCCCTCCGGTGGACCTAGGCCGCCTGTCTTGCCGCGTCTGGCCATCAGAGCGCCCCGGGAGGCGACAAGGGGCCGGCGATGCCAAACAGCCCGCCCCATGGAAGGAGGGCGGGCCGCTGGTAGACGCAGGCGCTGATCGAGGAACGGTCGGGAGGGACATGCCTCATGCGGCCACCTCAGTGGCGACGGTGTCGTTCGCAGGATCCGTCGCGGCCTCATAGAGTTGGTCCAGCGTTCGGGCCTCGGCGAGGCACTGGACGCCCTTGAGGCGCATGTAGCCGCGGGCCTCGTTGAGTTGGGACAGCGAGCCAATCAGGTCCGCGATGCCGACGTATTCCTCGATCGACGGAACGTAGTAGGCGCTGCTCTTCAAGCGCCGAGCGATGGGCTGGAAACTGGGGTGCACATCGGACAGATCGATCTGCGTCGGCGTGGCGTTAGTCCGGCGCAGATACCGCGAGATGTGGGCGATCAGGCCGCGGCGGAGATAGGTCTCGCAGCCCTCGCGCTTAGCCGCCTCGATGGTCTCAGGATAGGCGATGCCGATGATGCGGTCAGCGATCTTCGGGCCACTGTTGCCGGCCGTGGCGGCTGCGTCATTGATCAGTTCGGTGAGTTCAGAACGGGTGGTCATGCCGCGTCTCCCAAGATGAGGTTGATGGCGTCGCGACCCCGCAGGAGTTTCGCGATTGCTCTGGCCCGGGCAAGGTTGTCGGGGAGGGCTTCGAGGATTCGACCGCCGTGCTTGTCGACGGTGTCGGCGATCTCGTTGGCGCAGTCGCTTACCGCCGTAGCGGCATCCCAAGCCTCGCTGGGCTCATAATCCGGGTTGGCGCGGGTGCTCTTGCCCTTGGACCCTGCGACGGCGTCCATAATCTGCTCGCGGACCTTGGCGACGATGTCCGGGTCGCCTGCCTCAAACTTCTCGACGACCGAGGCATTCTCACGAAGCCGCTCAGCCTCCTTTTTCGCAGCGTACGCCTGCCTGCTGAAGCTTGCGGACTTCTCCTCGACCCGGAATTTTTCGGACTGCCAATATTCGATCTTCTTTGCCTGGGCAGCGATCACCTTGCCCTTGTCGTCGGCACTGAGGTCGGCGACCAGTTCCTTCAGGCCCTTGGCGGCCCTCTCTGTCTGTCTGGTCTTGACCTTCTGCTCGGCCAAGGCGGAGCGCAGTTCGGCGACTTCGTCCTCCAGCGCATCCCGCGTTAGCCCGATGAGGCCTTTCCGCAGGGCGCGGGCTGGGCGCTCGACTTTCAGGGATGGCTCGGCGGGACTGTCCGGCCCGAGGGCTTCGGCGCGGGCCCTGCGAACCTCCGCTACCGGCTGGCCGGCCTCGACCGCCGCCTTGATCTCCGGATCACCCTCGACCTCCTCTGCGAACCGTCCCGCCCGCTTCACAGTCGCTGCCGAGACACCGTGCTGCTTTGCGATGAGTGAAGCAGTGCTTTCTCCCGAAGGGTCATTTTGATCCTTCGGGGAGTTCTGGACCAGATTGTCCGTGGGGGACCGCTTCAGACGGTTGTAGCGCCGCCCGAGCAACAGCCGCCGCGCATCGGGCGAAAGGTTGCGGCGACCCAGCTGGTGGGCGTCCATCCAGTCGAGCGCCGCGTCCCGGTGAGGGAAGAACCGCTGAACCGTGTCGAAGCGAATGCCCAGACGGGTGCAGATTTCGTACCGGTTGTGCCCGTCAATGAGAACGTCGCCCCAAAGCACCAAGGGGTCGAGGCAGCCCTCGGCGGCGATGTTTTGCTCGAGCTGGTCCAACTCCTCGGCAGACAAGGCCGGGATGTAGGAGCGGAACTCCGGGTCGATCGTGATCGCTGCTGCGGCGCCGGTCATGCCGCCACGCGTAGCCGCTGGACGGCCTCCCGGCTTTGGCGGGCCTGTTCGAACAGGGCGTCGGCTTCGCGCTCAAGATCGGCCTGCTCTGCCGCCGACACGACGCCATCAGCTACGGCCCGCCGCACCTTGGCCTGGAAGCCTGCTGCGGCCTCGGTTGTCTCGGCGGCCTCGGTCATCGCGCAGTCAATCTCGACCGCCGACGGGCGGGCCTCGACGAAGGCACGGCCGAATATGGAATCTCCGCAGTAGTCCTC